CATCCAGACGGGGTGATCGTAATCGAAGAGATCCCACTCAGATGGGATCAACTTCGAGAAGTGGGATACCACGGTGACGCCCTCATCATTGTGGTTTAGCGTGTAGCGATAAGCATTCTTAAGGCGATCATCCTCACCAGTACCCGGCGCAAACATCCCTGTTTGAGGGAACTTTAGAGCGCACGGGAAAAGTTCTCGGTAGAAGTTGTACTTGGCGTCAACCCACGAGCCGTACTTAAACTGGATGTTATCTGTGTTCCAGAACTGTTTGTTGTTCTTGACGTCTTTAAACCTCTGAACATTCCAGAACCCGGCGTACTCACAGCCGGTATCCGTGTTCATTGTGGTGAGGCGGTTGGTCAAGTCCCAGAACACGCGGCTCGGGTGAGGGATCTCAAATCGAACGCCTTCCTTTACGGTGCGCTTGACCTCTTTCGACTTCTCCAAAAAGATCTGCTCCTCACGGTAGAAATCCTCCGCAGGGAAGTTGATACAAGTGCCGTACTTGAGCATCTGTAGAATCGACTGCCTCTCGTCCTCGCGATAGCCCATCTCCTGCACCATGCGCTGAATGCGGCTGGTAATAATCTCACAACGCAGACGGTTCGGCGTCGTCATTGACACCGGCTCATACTTGTAGAGAGGAAAGATGTCTCTGTCAGAAAACAGCTTTGCCCAACGCATTTTGGTGTAGGCCTGAACCAGCGGGACAAAGATGTGGAAGAAGGTGGGAAGATCTAGCTTCATTACGGGTTTGCCGTCCCGCCCACAGACCGCCGATCCATCCTTGTTACACATCGGAACAAGCATGTTCGTGAGTCGATTTGCCATGCCCCACGTTTTCATTGCGTCCAGAGCCTTCTCACCAGACACACCGCTAGACAGAAGACCTTCGACTAATGTGTAAGTTATCTGCCGCTGCGACACATCATAAGCCTGATCAATCGCATACCAGAGACGAGCGTCGTCTAGATTACGGCGTATGCCTTCATCGATGCGCGACGAATTTAGGTCGATCAGCGCCTTGATCTTTTCGCTAGGAATCTCAGCAGTGAACTTAGCCTTTAGCTTTTCGGGCGTAGCACCGCGCTTTTTGAGCAGTTCGAGATCGACCATGTTGGTTTACTTTTTCTTAGGCCCACCGATCATAATGAGGATGCCCATGCCCTTCTTACCGCGCTTAGTCGGTTTGGAGTCTGACATGTTAGAGTCGTCCTCTTCATATGAAGAGTTACTGACTTTAGACTTCATGTCACCTTCTTCCTCGTCGTCACCCTCTGGTTCATCTTCATCTTCTCCCATGTCTTCGCACTTCTCCACATCGGAGACCTCTACGACTATTTCGGAATTGTTTTTAGAAATGACTTTGAACGTCGCGTAAACCTCTATCGTTTTACCGACTTCAGTACCAGCAACAGCGTCGTCAACATCGCCAATGGGAAGGGTCAATTCGCTCATAGTTTGCAACTTTAGATGGAGCATTCTCCTAGCCCATGCAACATGACAACCGAAAGTCGTACCGAGCTCTATGCATGACACTCAAGGCCGGTGGCTTCCCGATTTGTCCCCTAAGGGGTTTGAGGTGTTCAACAGTTACACCCGCTATTTAATGGTTGACGGACCCCGGAAAGCCGGGAAGTCGCTTGCCATTGCAAATCGAGTTGCTCGCCATCTATTTGAAAACAACAACGCAACGGTTGGGATTATTACTAAGACACTGAAGAACGGTAAGGTAGGGGTGTGGGCAGACTTGAACAACACGATCCTGCCAATGTGGATGGCAGCAAAGATCGGCATGAAGTGGATAAAAGAGCCCACCATGGACGTGGCGACGAAGATGTCCTACTCCAGAATCCGCAACGCCTACGGAGGGGTTAGCGAGGTGCAGCTGCATTCTCTGGAGAACGTGTGGGAGGTAGAAGCCAAGTTCAAAGGAACGCGCTTCTCGATGCTCTGGATCTCGGAGGCTGATCAGTTCGAGAACCGTGTTGTGTTTGACGCCCTCTCAGATCAGTTGCGCGTCGTTGGCATCCCTTACGAAAACCATCAGTTCATCGCCGACTTAAATCCACCTGAGTCTGGCATTGAACACTGGCTTGCGAAGACTTGGTTTCCAAAGCTACAAGACGGCCCTAATCGCGACGATTCTTATGGGCGTATCAATTTTGTTCTCGATGACAATCTGTTCCTCGACCCACGAGAGAAGACGGATCTCATCCAAAAGTACAGCTACGACAAGCAGTTGTACGCTCGGTATGTGATGGGTGAATGGGTCGAAGACGTGAGCGAGGGTCACTTTGCTGACGTCTTTGTGCCGTCTACCCACATTGTTGGGACAGTATCCAGCCCAAATGAGGATGACCATGAGATCATTGTTCCTGGGAAAAACTGCATCGAATTCTTCACCGGGTGGGATTTAGGCGACGTGAACCACGCCTGTGCAATTGCGGCAAAGCGCCTGGATGAGAAAGGCAACAGCGTCTTCGATGTCATTGATGAGGCGGTAATCATTAATAGGAAGATTTCGATCTCAGACTTCACCGACATGATGATGGAGAAAATGGCGTGGTGGGAAGAGTACATGAAGAAGGAACACGGTACGGAGCGAGTGCTGTGGCGTCACTGGTCAGACAACTCTGCATGGCGATATAGCGCTGCATCAGACGTGTATGACGAGCTTGTTGTGCGCCAGGTGTCACAGGGAAAGATTATGCTTCACGCGGTAACCAAAGGCTCTGGAAGCGTCAAACAGCGCATCGGCTTGTTAAAGAAGCTCCTGTTTGAGCGGCGTGTGTATATCTCTGCCCAGATGGTGAACGTAATTAAGATGATCCGGGAAATGAAGCCGGGTCCAAATCGTGCTGAACCAATCCGTGATGGAGATAAAAACAAACACATCTTCGACGCGCTGACCTACATGCTCATCAGCGAGACACCCACGGATGTCGAACGGAGAGCAATTACGGTCTCCTCTAAAAAGCCCACTATGGTTTTCGCGCAATGATTCCGAAGATAACCTACATCAATAATAAGGACACAGAACTGTGGGTGATAACCGGAGAGACCTGGTCAATCCCGGTAAAGGCCCGGTATTGCGAGTTCAATGGCACGGAATACTACCACATCTTTCCTGCGGTAGCCCTTGGGTTTGCTCAGTCGGCCATTCTAGAGCTTACCATGAAACAAATGGGTGGCGAGGTAGAGGTGAGGGCAGGGTGGGCAGTGCCCTCTGAAGCGCTTAGGATTCGCTTCTCGAAAGCTCCTGGGATAACCCCTGAGTTCTATTTCCGGTGGCTAGGCGATGAGATTAAGACGCCATCGCAGGAGGCAATTGAGGGTAAGATCAAGGAGCAGCAGTCAAAGCTGGACTGCGCCGACTTCGTCAAGCACACCGCTCAAGCGTCTGGTATCGATGCAGGAGTGCTAACGATTGCGTGGATCGCACTAGCCCAGCAGATCCCGTCGTGGCTACTGCTGGGTAATACACTGAACCTCGGCTTTTCAAGGCTCGTTGCGGTGCCGTACCGCAAGAACTGGAAGGAAATCCTCCTCACCCGCTACCCGACCTTGAAAAAGGCGTTGATGGTCCGGGACTCAAAACGGCTCCTCTCGATGGCGTTCACCGCTGCGTCTCGAATGGTCCGCATGTCAGAGCTGACGGAAAGCCACCAACGCCGTGGCAGGACAGTGTTCAGTCACACGATCGAGGTGCTGCACGACTCCAGCTGGGAAAAAGCCTGTGATCAGGTAGAAGGTGAGGCGGCGGCACGACTTGGCCCTCTTGCCTACGTAAAGAGGTGGGCCAACCGTGTTTCGCAAATTGAAGACACTATCTATGAGATCTTGGCTGAACAGATCCAGAAAGAGACTGCGCCGACTTGCCGAGTTCTCTGGCGTCGTGGTCAGCGGGGTATGCAATTTGTTCAAGCATCTCCCACTCTCATTAGCTCTGCTCAGGTTGTGGAGTGCGACGACGGCAGCTGTTCAAGCGTTGACGATTTCCTCGGCATCGAAGACTCCTCTGCCTATCTGGAGGAAAAGGCTTCGCGCCTGTTACACATGCCCTCTGTTCAATCCTAATATGAAGACATGCGGGTATCACGGGGAGCTTGTGTCTCAGTCGAAACAAACAATGGGGTGCTGGTGCTACCTCCCTCTTGCGGCAAAACTACCGGACAAGCAGTGCTGGATAAAAGCAATGGGTGCCAAGGGTAAATGGATTCAATGACTCCTATTTCAACAGATCAAAACGTATGTACTTCTTCACAAGTGCATTCACTTTCTATCAAGCCGCCTATCTCAATGGCGATGGCCGAGAAGGCTGCGCGTGAAGCTGGTTTCAACATCATTGACGCCAAGCAACTGAAGGCTGCTGGTGTGTTCGGGGAGTTTGTCTCTCAAGTTGGAGCCATTCATCTGGGTCGTTCACGACTGGCCATGAACCTTGCTAGGACAGACAAGGCTATGGACTTCTGCGAGAAGGCCATCGAGCACGGTTCCTTTGACGATTCCGACTCAATGGTAGGGGTTATGAAAGTCCACGCCTCCCTGATCAGTGAATCCAATAAAGCAGCTGAGCTCCTGATCAAGTCAGCGCAGCAAGCGGCCGAGACGGCAAAAGCCGAGGCGTTCATGCAGCTACCCGGATTTGCTCCCCGCGCTCAAGTGGGACTCACCCAGGTCAACGTCTCGTTCAACGCGCCTGGAACTGAGCCCAACGTCACAACCCACGAGGAGTCCAACCATGCCGCAAATTAGAGGCGAGCTCTCCACGAACGATAATTTTAACACCAAAATAAACAACTATGGCAACCGCTCAAATCTACACCAACGCACTTCTGGAGATGGTCAACGGGACTCTGAATTTTCCAACGTCTGGCGCTCCGACCCACAAGGTCATGTTGATCGCTGCGTCCCCGGCGTACACGTTTGCTAAGGGTCACACGACCATCACGACGGTGAAAGCGGCTGGAGCAACCGAGATCTCAGGCACCGCCTACACGGCTGGTGGAAAAGTTGTGCCCAGCATTTCGACGGTCATCAATGCCGCCGCTGTGGAGGTAAGCATCGGGGACGTCGTGTGGGCTAGCTCCACCATCGCGGCTCGTGGCGCAATCCTTTATGCCCCGACAGGGAACGACGCCACCGCCAAGGTCATCGCGTACATCGACTTTGGAACGACCGTGTCGTCGAGCAACTCGTCGCTGACGATTGATTTCCAGACACCCCTCAAGCTGCAGAACTGATTCGCAGCATGGCCGACCTAATCGCGTTCGCGGGTTATGCTCGCGAGGGCAAGGACGCTGCTGCCCAGAGGCTCATTGCCTCAGGGTGGAAACGCTGTGCCTTCGGCGACATCATCAAGCGGCAGCTGGACCCGCTGATAAACCACCACCTAGGTTTCTCGGCGTTCACCGAGGATGACACCCAGAAAAAACAGATCCGCCCAATTTTGGAACAGTGGGGCGAGGTGAACTATGACGGCGTGATGAGGGAGTTCTTCGAAACCCTACCGGCAAGGGCCGTG